AATGAAAATGCCAATAAAAAAGATGATAGACCCTCTGTGCAAAGAGTCGCATCTGCTTCTGTAGGAAGTAGGCAAAAAACACAAGCTAAAAAGAAAGGCGTGACTTTTTCTAAGTCCGAAGTAGATCGCCTCAGAGGGTTAAAACCTTACAACATGTCAGATGATGACTGGTTGAAAAGAGTAGCCCAAGAGAAACAAAAAATTTCACAAAGAGAGGCAATCTAATGAAAGATGATAAAAAATTGGATATGACTAAAACTGTTCGTGATTCCGAGACACACGATAAAGAAGCTCGTAGAAAACCATGGCGACCAGTCAGAAAACTGGAAACTCCACCACCACCTGAAGGCTATGAATACAGGTGGATTAGAGAATCAACTTTAGGTGTAGAAGATGCAAATAACATGAGTTATAGACTGAGAGAAGGTTGGGAACTTGTACAAGGTTCTGAACTTCCTGAAGGTTGGCATTTTCCTACATTTGAAAAAGGTAAGATGGCAGGCGTAATTCATAACGAAGGACTTGTTTTAGCAAAAATGCCCATAGAGACTATTAAAGAAAGAAGACAGCACTACGAAGATAAAACTCGTATGGCTAATGATGCGTTAGACAATACTATGTTTAATGATTCTTCTAAAGATAATCGCTATGTTAAGTATGATTCTAAACGAGAATCTCAGGTTACTTTTGGACAAAAAAAGTAATTTAATAACAGGAAACTAAATTATGGCAAATAAAAATGCTCCATTTGGACTAAGACCTGTTCGTATGATGAGTGGCTCACCTTATTCAGGTGGACAATCAAGATACAGAATCGCTAGTGGTGCGACTACCCCAATCTACCAAGGAGACTTGGTTACTCAGCTAACAGCCGGAGTTTTGGGTAGACATGCTGCTACTGGAACTGTACCTATCGTAGGAGTTTTCAATGGCGTAAGCTATACGAGCTCTGAAGGCGAGCAGATTTTTAAGAATTATTATGCAGGAAGTATTACTTCCTCTGATATATTCGCTCAAGTGATTGATGACCCAAATGTTGTTTTCGAAGCACAATGTGATGCAGCTTGTCCAGTTGCAGACTTGTTCGGAAATTTCGACATTGTTGATGGGTCGCCTGTAGGTGATACCAAGTCAGGAAGATCAAATACAGAATGTGATATTGGCACTGGTGCAACCACTGCTACATTACCTCTTAAAGTATTAGATATTTCCCAAGACCCTGATAACTCGGACGTAGGTTCGACCAACACCAATGTACTCTGTGTGATTCAAAATCATATATGTGGACAAAAAGGTGCAGGTTTAGCATAAGGTATAAATTATGGCAATATCAAGAGCACAATTAGCGAAGGAACTTGAACCCGGATTAAACAGTTTATTTGGACTTGAGTACGATCAGTACCAACAAGAATATGTTGACATTTTTTCAATCGAAGACTCATCAAAAGCCTTTGAAGAAGAAGTATTAATCATGGGCTTTGGTTCAGCACCAACTAAGTCTGAAGGTCAAGGAGTGGTTTTTGACAATTCTTCTGAAAGTTACACAGCAAGATATACGCATGACACGATTGCGTTGGCTTTTGCTTTAACTGAAGAAGCAGTCGAAGATAACCTCTACGATTCTTTAGGAAAAAGATATACAAAAGCACTAGCACGCTCAATGGCTAACACCAAAGAAGTGAAAGGTGCCAATGTACTCAATAACGCATTTTCTACCAGTTTTACTGGTGGCGATGGACAACCTTTAATTGCAACTGCTCACCCCCTCGCAGGTGGTGGAACTGCTGCGAATAGAGCGACTTCTATGGCTGACCTCAATGAAACTTCATTGGAAGATGCACTTATTGATATCTCAACATTTACAGACGATAGAGGTCTAACAATCTCTGTTAATGCTTCAAAACTTGTGGTTCCACCACAATTAGTTTTTATTGCTGACAGAATATTGAATAGCACTCTAAGATCAGGCACATCAGATAATGATGTTAACGCTATCAAAAACACAGGCGTGTTGACTGGTGGCTATACAGTTAATCATTATTTAACTGATCCTGATGCTTTCTTCTTGCTTACATCTGTTACAGATCAAGGCGAGGGTCTAAAAATGTTCCAAAGAACAGGCATGGAAACAAACATGGAACCTGATTTCTCTACTGGTAACATTCGTTACAAAGCTAGAGAAAGATACAGCTTCGGTTTTTCAAACTGGCGTGGTATCTATGGTTCCCAAGGAGCTTAATTGAACGATTCGTAATAGCGTTTATTACTCAAC